CGAGTTGTGCGGGATCTTGTCGTTGTTCAGGAGTAGGGTCAGGACCTCAAGCTCTATCTGAGCTCGGGTCCAGGCGATCCCGCGCGTGATATCGAGAAAGCGGCCTGATCCGCCCTTGCCGTCCATCGTGTGGTTAATGCCGGCGGTGTTGATGTATGTGAGCGCGTTCTTCCCTTGAAGGAAGCCGAATTCGCCCGACGTCCAATTATCCGCCACGGGCCCGGCCAGACGCTGATAGGCCCACGTCGCGCTACCTGGCGTCTTGGCGAACATGTAGCCCATGAGCGCGCTGGCAAGATCGCCGGACATGTGCCGAGTTACGCAAACCGCGGTGTTGTTATACGCCGCCGACTGCACGTCCGACGCGACGTCCGAGGACGATGACGTGGCGGCATCTGAATCAGCGGTCAGAGCGAGGAAGATCCTATCGTTCGCCTCAGCCCAGGTCGCTGCGGCGTTGATCTCGGCTTCGCTGTACGAGTCAATCAGCACACCGAAGAACTTATCGCCTAGGTCGGTCAGCGCGGCGGCGAGATCGGTCGCGATCCCGGCATCCGCTGACGTGTCTTCGACAGTGAGTTGACGCGGAGCAAAGTCGACGTAAAGCTGTTGAGGGTACGCGCCGGGGGTGATCGTTACGTGCGTGGTGTTGTCTGCAGCGGTCACGCCCGAGATCGCGTTGATCTGCGACACGATCGCGGCTACGATATCCGCCACAGTGTCGCCGTTCTGCACGGTGTAGCTGATCGTGGTCTCGAGGTACGCCCCGGCGACGGTCACGACACCGAGCACGAACTCGTAAACAAATCCCTCGGTCGTGTCAGTCGGAGTAAGATCAATCGACTGGTCATTTTGCGCCGCGCGAGTATAGACGTAGAATTTATCCGTGGACGGGTTCTGCCCGACAAGCCTAGACGCCATGCGATAGGCTCGCTCGGCCGTGGTGAATCCGTCTGCGATCATTGCGGCCAGCCCGTCGGGGTTTGCGTCGTAGAGCTTGGCGCCGACGAAATGGGTGTGGTACGCAAAAATGCACGGCGTTCCGAAGTCTGCCACGCTCGGGCTGGCGTCCTGGACGTTGATACTGACATTTACGATATTCGTGATAGACATTTGAAACTCCTAGGGCGCGGGCGCCGTAATCGATGCGACGTGCGCCGTCGTATTCCCTTGCTCATCCGTGTATGCGTTGGGTGCGTTGACGTTGACCGTTTCGATCACGCTGAGCTCGGTCGGATCCGTGCGATCGAGCAAGGTCCTGAATGTGACGTCGAGCTGATGAGACGCGATCCGGCGGCCGTCGACCTCGTATGTAACCCGAGTTGTCGGCCCGGGGAAATCTACAACCACGATCTCTGCGGCGAGCAACGCCTCGCGAACCGCGAGCAAGCGCAGGCCGGAGCGGAGTTTCTCGAGCAGGGTCATCGAGCCGAGCGGCTCCGAATCGAACACGCTTTCAGATCGGAATTGAATCGTCACGTCACGCATGGCCGAATAGGATAAGTCAAGCAAGCCGGACATATTCTCGGTCTCGACATCCCGATCGTGCACCGGGATAGTCGAGACGATCGAGAGAAGCAGCGTGTTTAAGGCGAACTCTTGATCCTCATCTTCCCAGCGCACTGAGATCTGATCTCCCGCTGCGTCCCCGACCGCGCCTTGAGCGGCCGCGGTCAGCGCGTTGCGGAATGACTCCCACGTCGCCACTACGCCGCCTTAGCCTTGGCCGTGATCGCGGCGCGCAGTATGCCCTTATCAATCAGTGGCTTCGAGCTTCCCTTGCGTGCGATTGTGCTCGGCGCGTTCTCGGGTTCGATCCCATCCGCGATCCGCTTTTGCATGCGCCCTTGGGCAAACAGTGCGACCCGATTCAAGGACGTCTGGAGCGCGTCGCCTCGGCGTGTCGCGCCTCGGAGCTGATCGCGCAGGGTTAAATGCACGTCGCCCTTTTGCTCGTCAAACCACGCACGCACGAAAGATCGCTGTGGCACCCCCAGGCCGAATTCATTCCACTCTGCGATCTGAAGCACCGTCGGACCGTCGGAGTGTTGCTGCGCGCCCTCGGGCGCGTGCACGCCTACGGTCAGCTCGCCGCTAATCTCGCCGTTTACGGCTCGATCGTAGGCTTTCTTTCTTCGGTCCCGGATCACAATATTCTGCTTTGCCCCACGGCGTGAATTTTCGCGAGTCGCCTAAGTTCGGTTCGGTATGGCGTGCTGCCGTCTTTTGCCACCATGCGGGCGTTGCGGCCCTCGGGGGACCGCGCCAGCGCGTCGGCTACTTGCAGCGCCAGCACGGTATCCCGCTGATCCGACGACCAACTATCCGAGGTCAATGCCTCGTATGAAGCGATCTGGGCGTCGATCGTCGCGTCCGGAATTTGTTGAAATGCCGGATAGATACCCTTGAACGTCGCTGCTGTCATTCACCGTTAAAGGGTAGGTTGTTCAGGTCTAGACCTCCTAGATCTTCGACCTCGCTCGACTCGGCGGGCTTGCTCTCGGTTTTCTTCGGTCGGCCGCGCTTGCGCTTCGGCTCATCCGCTAGCGTCTCGATCACTTGCCCGCACTCGAGCATGTGCAAGCACGCCGCGGCGTTGCCCTTATCGCAAACGAATTTCATGCCGGGATCGTAGCAAACGTTCCCCGTCACCACTGCCCGCGTTTTGACGAGCAGTGTTTTTCCGACCAGTTCTTTTTCGCTCATTTTGCCTTTTTCTTTCCGCGCAGTTACGCGCGATTACAGTGCATCCATGTAAGCAATGCCCTTAGCGTCCTTGATCATGACACCGCCGGCGATCAAGTTTTCCTCTACTTGCCAGCCCATCGGCACGCGGCGGGGCGCGTCCGCGGTCCACTCCCGGCTGATGAGCATCGCTGCCACGTCCTCAGAAGACGAATCAAGCGCGCATGCACGCGGGGTAGTGCCCGAGCCTAGCGTCGCGAACCGGTTCCAAACCGCGAAGCGGACCGGATCCTGCCTCTGTCGCAGGAACACCGATGCCACCGTTTCCGTGGAATCAGATACGCGCAAGCGCTGCACGATCTGAAACTGCGAAAGCGGGAGCACGATCGTATCTGCCCGGCGGGTTTCATTTGTGTTGCTGTACACAGCGTCCACCAGGGCGTGTAGATCGGTCAGCAATTCGTCCGCGGTCGCGACGGCCCAAGTTGTACCGCCGGCGTCTTTGGTCACCGCGGTCACGGTCGGGACGTCCGAGTTATTGCCCAGGCCCGGCAGGCCGATTCCGAACGTGTCGCCCGATGCCGCGATTTGGTCGAGCAATTGCTCGGCCTTCAACGCGTTGGACGTCGCGCGCTCCGTGTCGAGAGACATGCCCATTTTCTGCGCTTTCTTGATCTCCAGATCGCCGTAACGGTACGCCGCGGCGAACTGAATCATCTTCAGCGAGAGGCTGGTCTTGTCCAGGCTCGGCAAGGGGAATTGATCGCCGTGGATCAGTGCGACCGGCTTGATGTCAGCCTTCTCTGTGATCTTGTGAACTTCCACACGATCGGCCCATTCAGCGATATCGCTCCGCACTCGGAGCACCGAGCGGAACTTGCTCGGGCGGTAATTGTCTCGCACCGTACCGATGACCTGAGTCAGCTCACTGGGCGGCGAAGTAAGAACTAGTGACATTTTTCCTTTCTCCTAGAAATCCTTCAGATTACTTTTGCGGCAGGTTCATTTCGACTTTGGCCATCCCGCCGGCTGCAGCGGAAACGAACATAGCCCCTGGCAGCTTGGCCGCGGATGAGGTGTCGTCGTCAACGCGAACGGCGCCAAGGACCGCGCCGCCCCCGCCCGAAGCGTGTCGAACGTATACATCAGCGCCGATCGTTGGCGCGCCCTCGGCGCGAACGTACACGACGCCCTTGCGGCAAACGGACATCAATTCGTTGTCGCCGTAGTGCTCGCCAGCGGCCCCGCCGGGTTGATGCATTTCCTGATACAGCGTTGCGCCCAGTGCGAGAAGCACCGCGGCCGCACTCGCGGGAACAATCGCCCCCCGCTCGTTCGATCCAGGGACGACAAATACGCCCTCGAGCGTGTCAGCTTCGGCGACGTAGCTGTCGATCTGAGCTGGGGTTTCCGCGAGCGCGCCGACCCGGTTGCGATCGACGGTTTCGTTCGTAGTGATAAAACTTGCCATTTTCCTCTAATCTCCTGAGGCTTAGGCCTGGGCGGCCTTCAGTGAATCGGCGTGGATACTGCGCAAACGCGCTTCGAACTTGCTTTGGGTGTCGCCATCGTCCTGGCGCGATTCGCCATCGTCCGATCCGGCATAATTCTCGGAATCCGCGTCATCCAAGCGAGCCTGGAAGTAGGCGTTCACGAAATCGTCACTGCGATCCTTGTCGTCAAACTTGGGGTTGACTGCCTTGATCGAGTCGACCTTAATTTGTCGCGGGGTCTTGCCGTTGAAATCGTATTCGGCCTTGCCGAGCAACTTCCCGGCATCCGCGCGCAGGGCGAGAACCTCGTCAACGCGCTGATTGATTTCCTGATCCGAGAGCTTAGACTTCTCGGCGTCCGCGGTCAGGGAGTCAACCTTTGCGGTCAACTTGCCCTGCTCGGCCTCGGCCTCGTTCGCTTTCTTTTCGGCGGCGTCGGCACGCGCGATCGCCTCGTCACGTTGCTTCTCGAGCAAACTAATGTGGGTGGCGCTTCCGTGTTCGCACTCTACGCCGTCGACCTTGATCTTCATGGTTTCTACCTCTGTGATTTCCTGTGAACCATCGAGCCGCAAACGCGCCTCATTACCTGCACGGGCCCAGTTAGTCGGGCCTAGTGCGACGTGATTGAATGAAATGTTCCGTTGAATGCAATCGTACGTTTCGCCCTCGGGCGTGACACCCGGGGTTTGATCTACTCGGCACGTGTACCCCGCCGAGCACTCGACGATCTTGCCGGCCTCTACATCCGCGATCGTCGCGCCGTCGTTGACGAACAAGGGGGCCTTAACGTATTCGTCCTGGTCCAATTTGACGCGCTCCGCGGGCGCCTCGCTGACCTGCCCGACCGAAAAGCGCTTCCAGGTGCTCGAGTCTACGAGCACAGGCTTGCCGTCTAGTCGAGGGTGGTCTACGGTCACGGGCGCGGCCGCGAGCGTATTCAGCGCCTTGGGCGCGAACACTTCCTCGGGCGGACGATACTCCCGGACGACGTTGCCGCGTGCGTCACGATAGATCTGAATCCCCGTGCGCGCGATCGTCGCCGGAATCTTCAGCCCACCTGCTCCGGTTCGATCGAATTTATCGAGCCGGCCTCTGTCGTAACGCTGTACTTGCAAGTCTCTCCGGTGCGTGATCCTTTCGCGAGCGGGCCGGACGCGGCCCTCGAGTATGTAATTTTACCCTTGTAAAATCCGCAGGTCAAGAAATTTCGTCCGGGCTGGGCAAAATCGGTGTGGCTGTACAACGACACTGATAATCCTCCCCCGGGTGCAGGTGACGGCCGTCGCCCACGTCCGGCGGATCGTCCCAAGAGAACACCCTCCCCTCGAGCGAGACGTGATCGAGCGGCCCGGCCGAGCCGTCGCGTACGCGCTCATCTTGACTCGTTGTCCAGACGTATTGCTTGATGCCGGCCCCGCGCTGTCGAGCCTGGTTCACGTTCGAGTAGAGCTTAAGCGTCTGATCTCGGGCCCAGAGTTGCGCGCGCGATTTCGATACGTTAAATTCGGACTGGAGTTTCTTACGCAAACCCGCGACGTGCAACCCGGCATTAGCGTTAAGCGTTCTCTCGATCCGCCGTAGCGCATCGCGCCCCGCGGTTCGAATGAGATTTACGTTCCTCTCCCGGAACGCGGCGAGCTGCACAGCGCCCCCGGCAAGTGTGCCGGACGTCACGATCCCGGGGATTTGCAAGAGATCTCGATCGACCGCGCGGCTCACCTGTCCTGCGGCGGTCGAGACGGCCTGCGCGATCGTACGTTCGTCGAGCAAATCCTCGATTCGCAAACGGAACACGTCGAGCGAGAATGCATCCGCCCTAGCGGGACGGCTGCCCGACGTCTGGAAAATAAACTTTTCGATCTCGGGCCCTAGTGAGCGGAATAGTTTCTCTAGCACGTCTAGGTAAAGCCCGGTTACATCATCGACGATTCGATCCGGGGGCTTAGGCCCGAGCGCCCGCGTGCTGAGTTGCCTCGGGAGGCGTAGGCGCCGCCCTTCGCGCTTACGTCCCCGCGGGATGCGTGCTGTCATTCCTCGGGTGCGGGTTCAGGCGCGGGTGCGGGCTCGGGCGCCTGAGGGTCGCCCTCGGGGTTGTCGTCGTCGCCCGCGGGCGCGCCAGGCGGGAGCATGCTCGGAGGCTCGGGTTTGGGCTTGTTCTCATCTTCGATCGACTTATTAACGTCATCCGCGGTAATCAAGTCCTCGGGCAAGGCCCCGTCTAGTGCGGCCTGCTGAATATGCGACTCGCGAATCGCGCCCATTGTCCAAAGGATCTGCGTACCCTCAGCCTTGCGCTTTCGTAGATCTGCCTGTTCAAGATCGGACAATTGATCGAGTTGCGGGAACTTGATCGCGATCGAAGCATCCCCGGATATCAGCGCAAGTATCCGCTCGAGTTGAGGCTTAAGGACGCGCTTTCGGTATTCCTCCACCCCGTTGTAGAAGTTTTCTAGATCGCTCGCGCCGGTTGCGTTCAGGCCCGCGGGCGACTGCCCGAATAGAATCGTTGCGGGGTAATCCGCGGCGCCCGAGATCGAGATTACGATCTGTTGCATGAGTTGAGGCAGATCGGCGAACGACACCGATTCCCGGTGAAACTCCTCTTGCCCTCCCTCGTCGCCGTCTAGGAGCAACGTTTTCAGCGACGACCGACCCTGAGACATAAGGGCCAGGCGATTTTCTAGCGCGGCTTGCTGCTCGCTCGACACCGCGTCAATAAAGCCCTTCATCTTCAACACGCCGATCGAACTTTCCTGAAGCAAGGTGCTTACCGCGGCCCAGGATATGCCATAGCGCGCAAGATCGTTGTGTATCGCCTGGAGAATTGAGAAATTCCACTCGGGGCGATTCAGCGGATCGGTAAGCGAACCTGTGTCGTATGCCGCGCCTTGTCCCGATCGCTTCATTGCGGACATACGTCCGGGCGCGGTCGCGCCGGTCACCCTAATCATGCGAGTTTCGTGGAAGCGCAAACCTTTCCTAGGGTGATGGTTCAGGACCTCGTACACTTCGGGCAGGCCGTGTTTCGATGTCGCGGGATCGTTGTACCGGACGACAACCTTGAGATCGTGCCGGGTGAATACGTCGAAGAATTCAAGCTCTCCGTTTTCGTTAAGGGGCTTGTCTAGGGCCGATCCGCCTTTCATTCCCAGGAACAGACCCGCGCCGCCGTACAGACGGCCCATGTACTGAGCTTTTTGGAACGCGCCCTCGGGCTCGCGCGCGGAGTTCAAATCCTCGAAACGCGCGAGAACATCGTCCTGCTTGTCGCTTTCGAATTCGAATCCCTTGACCAAGGCGATATTCGGAAGCTTTTCCACGACTCTTCTCGCGAGCCAGTCCTCAACGTACATAGACGTGAGCGTATCGCGATCGAGCTCGCCGCTAAATCGGTGCTCGATTTGGGTCCCCTTGTCCAGGGCCCCGCCGATCCCGGTGAGTACGTTCATCCAGCCGTCTAGGCGTGTGTGTGTCATGTGAGCAATTCCCTCAACTTGCCGACAATCGACTCGCTTTCATCGAGCACGGCGTCGAGCCTTGCGAGCAATTCCCGGCCGAATTCGCGGCGCGTTTTCAGACGCCAGCGCTG